GTTTCTCTCCAAGATTCTTTCATATCTTCCTGAGATGATGGCCATATCCGCTTAAATAGTTTATTTCTACACAACGTGACAGTTTTATCTTTTAAGTACGGAATATAGTTTTCCAATTTTGAGAATCTCATTGATGGGAGTAAATCAATGTAGTTATAGTGATGTATCTCTATTTTACCATATTTTCTCGTGATATCGATAGCATTAGGGTCTTTATTCATAGCTAGTGCAACAGCAAGTGTCTTAGGTGCTTCGGAACTATTGATAATGCATGGTGGCCACTTTCCGTGTCTATAAATATAATTTCGAATGTAGTTTTCCTTTACATAATTGGTACATTCATTGACCTTGAGTAAATCAATATCTAATGACTCTTGAACTTTATTAAAGAGATCTTTTGTACCTTCCTCCATGTCTACGAATGGGTGTCCTAAAATTTTTGACAAGCAACATAGTTCATGTCTAAGATGTACGGGTACCATCTTTAAAATTCTACAAATATCACTATTTAAGTAGTCGAAACCAATACTAGTTTCAAGATCAACCTGAATACTGATTAGGAATTGTTTGTTTTTCCATAATTCAACTTCACATAGGGTCTCCGCTATACAGATACTTTCTAGGGTTTTTGCTATTGTAAAAAACTTTTCTTTGTATTGTAAATGAAGTTGGATGAGTTCTAAAATGAAAGATAACGTAACATTCATAGTAGTCTTTGGAAGCGCATTCCCAGAACTTCCTAAGGCATAGACAAGTACTGATACTAGGTCATGGATTTTATTGTATATAAGCAAAATATAACTTCTAGGAAATATGTATGCCTTCCCCTTATATTCCATATAAACCATCTTTTCACTCCAAACTAGAGTCAAATCAATTTCTTTAATAGACGCATGATTAATCTTCAGCAGAGCTTCTCTTCTTGTTGTTTCATCCATTGCACGATACTTTCTATCTTTAATTTTGTTCAAGTTAGTTATAATGCGCTCAAGGCTTGAGCCTAATGTTAGAAGGTTTTGAATTTCAGCTGTGAAATTTAAAGATGAAAGCCATTGATACCTTAATTTCTTTGTGTTAAGGTATTCAGGTAAATTATTTTGATTATTCATATATTCCCATTGAAGATTTATGACGTTGCATAGGATATCTGAGGCTCGGTTTATAGTTTTACAGAAATAAGGATTATATAGTTTCTGTGAAGATGAAAATACTAGTATATCTTTGAGGATGATGCTGTATAATCTTCCATCACATTGGGCTTCATTAAGAAGATCAACATGGTTAGACAGTGTTATAAGTTTATCATCTGGTGTAAGAGTATTTTCATTAAGCCGTTTTAGAAATTCGCAAATGGTTGTCTTCCTTAAGGCTGTATCAAATTTTCTATCATAAATCAAGGAGGTAACAGCTTCGAATGTTACTTGTTTTTGAGAAATCATGTTCGGTGAGAAATTCTAGGTGAGTCAAAAACAGATCTATAATTCTATAATCAGCTATATATGATAGAGCCTCTTTAACGATCAGTAAATATTTTCTTTCTAATCAAAAAAGATTCAAGACAGAAATAAGCAGGGAAAAAGAAGAATAAACAAAAATAGTATGCTAATAAAAATAAAATGAAGAATTGAGAATTAGATAAAAGATAGATTTATAAATTGTTGAATCTTCATAAATTTAATATTGGG